GGCCCTGCTCGTAGAGAGCAGAGATCGGCTCTGCCCGTGCGTATTTCCCCTTACTGGCATGGACACGGATAATACGGCCCTTGTAACCGGCGTTACGCAGCGTTTCCTCAGCCATATCGCCGCCCTGGTTCGTTTCGATAACGATCGCATCAGCTTCGTGCTCTTCGTAAGCCCACATTGCCTTTTTGGCCCAGCCAGCCGGTGAATACTTGCCGCTGTAATCCCCATCGACAGAGAACTGCTTTTTATCACCAGCACCATACGCACTGGCCGCCACAATGCCGGATTCGTCGCTTTCATCGCTGTTGGTTGCCTGCGGGTCGATGGCCACTACCGAGCGAACCTTGTCGAAACGGATCTGCAGGTCGCGGGAGGCGCTTATCATCGCCTCATTCCACAGCGCACCTTCAGCGTTGAAACGCCGCGGCTTCTGCATGTACTGTGCCTCGGCGGTGCGCCGGTGCGAGAACAGGGAAACGCGGTGTGTCTCGTTGTGCTTGAATGGCCAGAGCCAGCCATCAGGCAGCCCATGATCTATCGGGATAGCGTGGGTGTTCTCCGGGTACTGCGCCAGGTAGGCCTGACTGTTGTCGATGAGCACAGGCAGATTGAGGTGATGCCATTTTTCGCCGGAACCGCCGCGCAGCAGGTAACCACTCAGGTCGTGATAGTGGATGCGCTGCATAATCACAATCATCGGCGTCGTCTCGATCGCCAGACGTGACTTGATGGTTTCGTTAAAACGGTTGTTAACGCCGTCGCGCACTATCTCGCTATAAGCGTCATCGGGTTTAACCGGATCATCAATAATCAGTGCACCCTGCCAGCCTGGCTCCATGTGCCCGGCGCGGAAGCCGGTAACCTGTCCGGCTGCCGAGCTGGCGTACACCCCGCCGCCAAATTCATTCCACCACATCGCCTTACTGTCAGCATCATCGCGGAGCGACATAGGCCACATGGCCTGATAGGCCTGCGATTTGATCATGCCGCGCGCGGTAGACGAGTTAAGCAGTGCCAGCTGGTGGGAGTACGACAGGTGCATGAAGCGGGCTCGCTGGTTGAGCGCCAGCCCGCGCCCCATCATGTTGATGGTGGCCAGCTCGGTTTTAGTGTACCCAGGCGGGACGTTAATAATCAGACGCTGAATTTCGCCGTCTATCACCCTGTCCAGCGTCTGCTGGATCACCCGGTGATGTGGCGCGACGATCATCTTGCCGCCGGTGCGCTGCTTGAAGAAGTAGCGCGCGTAATATAGTCCGTCTTCCACGCATTCAATGCGACGGGCGAAAAGCTTTTGCTCAGCAGTCGTCATCCTCCAGCATCTCCCGCCGCGCAGCTTTGTATTCGTCTTTGCTCATTGTGACTTTCTCGATAGGGCCCCCATTCGGCCCGGAATGCTCGAACTTATGCTTATTGGTGTAGGCGTCGCCCACTTCTTTGGCAGCCTGCTCGATTAGCTGGGATGCCAGCGCAAAGTTCTTCATCCCCTCTGTTTTGGTCGCCATACGATCCAGCGCACGGAGCCGGTAAGCTTTGTTGGCGATCGGGATATCAGAGATTTCATTCTGGAAACGGTCACGGGTGGCGTTGAACATGTCCACCCACTTTTGCGCCAGGCCTTTCCCGTTCGCTTTCGTCGGGTCGTGTGATTCCACCTGCTGGCGGGTTATCGTAAGGCCAAACTCCTTCTTGACGGCCTCGACTACCTGAGAGGGCGTATCAAAACAGGCCAACGACTGAACGATAAAGGCTTTGACCTCTCCTTTTAATGCCGCCATTGGTTACCTGCCTGTCATAATCAGTCAAAAGTTAAGCCAGCTTCAGCAGGCACGTTCCGCATGCCCTGGCGATATCAAGATGGGCGACCTCCGCAGGGTTGTTCGCAGCGTCCACCAGCTGCTGCACATCCCGGCTGGCTCCGTAGCGCCGGACTACGCCGACAAACTCTTCCACATCGTGTCCACGTAGTTTCAGCTTCGGCTGTCCTTCGCGTGTGAACTTCGGCGCGCCAAACTCATCGGTCTCCCGGGCGATGTGGTAAAGCTCGTGCTCCACCAGCGCGCAGAATTCCAGATCGGAACACTGAGCGCAGTAATCTGCCGCCAGGGTGATGATGAAGTCAGGGATGCGCCCGAACCATTCATACATCTGTTGCTCCATGCGGGCTTTTTGCCACCCTCCTGCGCGCATCATCACCTCTTCCGCCTGGCCAAGAACCGACCGCCCTTTTTTACTGAAAGCATTCGACGCCCAGAGGAAACACAGATCGGCCTCAAGCAGGTGAGTATGGTCAGGGTTATGCAGATTGCCGTCGTCGCTGAGGATCTCTGCATGCAGCCATTCGTGAATGCCGTCGGCGGGTATGATGCGGATGTACGGTTTGAAGTCGGGATTGTCTACGAACAGGGGCGGCGGATAAGGACGTTGTGTAATGTCGTGACCCATACCATCAAATGCCTCGATACAGTAGGCCGCCGGTCTTCAGCGCGTTGAGGATAGCATCGGTTGCGGCCTGTTCAATAGCCGGCTGCGTTGTGACCTGAGCAGAAGCCTGAGCATCAAGGGATGTCTGTAACGCCTTAAACAAATCGCTCTCGCGCACAGCGTCAATGACCGCTTCGCGCATATCGTCAGAAAGGCGGATCTTGGTGGCTTTGTTGTTAACAGCAATCCCTACACCAGCAGCGTAACGGCGGCCGGCCTCGTCGGTGTGTACTTTCATTGACCACGGAACACCATTGCCGATGAAAGCATCCTGGATGAACACCTCTCCGTCTTTTATGGCAAACGGAGATACCTTCTTTGCGGCCTTGCTAAACGCTTCCGCCGCTCTGACGCACTGAATGTGTTCCAGCGCTGCGCTAATTTCTTCCGGTGTATAACTACCCTCAATGGCTACCCAGCGATTTGCTAAGAACACCACAGCCGTTTTCTTGGGGTCGGTATTGCCAAAAGTTTCATAGTAGCGGGTCTTAGCGATATCGAGTGCATCAGCAATCTTTTGCTGAATGGCAAAATCACTGCCGATTTTAAATCGGGGAAGATCAGCTATTTCATCCAAAGATAAATCTGGGCTTTCGGTGTACCCGCCCACGAAACAGACAGGCAGGCTATCCCATGACTTTGGCATTCCGTCCTCGTCTACGCTCAGAGCCACCAGCTTATAGCCGTCCGGCATCAGGATGCGCCGGGTGTGATGCGTAGGCATGTCTGTATAACCACAAGTCAGAACGCTTCCTACCAAAAAGCCATCAAAGACTGATCCCTGATCGCGCCAGTCAGGATGAACCGCATAAAGATGAACGCGGCATTTGGCACCGCGCTTCACCACGTTGCCATAATCATCACGGCTTACTGTTCCGATCGCCGGCAGCGTCACGGAAACTTCAGCGACTTGATACGTATTACTCATGGTTGCTTCCTTTTAGATGTGAGCCTGTCGCACGGGACAGCCGCCCGAGAGAAGCGGATCCCCAGGCTCACTGCTGAAAGACTCTCTTTGGTGCGCGTACGAGGCGCATTAAAAAAGCCACCAGCGGATGCTAGTGGCTTTCGGAAAAAATCGGTTAATAATCTATTGGTTTTGAGCAAGAGTATGAGGTTGAATGCGAGGGAGATACCATTACAAATACAACCGAACTCAGACCACTTCCATTCATACTTCTTTTAAGCGCAGCATAGATTTGTTTTTTGAGTTTAACTGCAACTTCGATTTCAGTCTCAAAGCGCCCAACAATCTCGGATTTCGTACCAAGATAAGTATTACCTGGTAATTGATGCCCTTTATGAGAAAGTTTTTCAAACCCTTGCTCAGAAAGGTATCTATTCACTACCCTGTAATCACTCGAATCTGCATAACTTAAGTCAAATGTAATCAATACGTTGTAATCAACGATTGTCATAACTACTCCTTGTAAAAAATTGAATCCATACATTACATGTGGGGTCGAGTTTTCACAAAGCATTATCACAGGCACTCAGTGAATGCCTGCTGTAATGCCGCTTAGCAGTCGGCGTCTGGTCGGGCAACAGCGCGGCAAGCCCACATGGTGGCTTCCTGCATCTTGGTGCGCGCGATCGCCAGACAGCGCCCCGCCTCATGGGCCTCCGCTGAATGGTTACCTGTCTCATTCAGTTCCGCGCTAACAACCTCTCGCTCAGTAGCAATGAGGTTGCAGAAGTGTCGGCTAACATCTTTCAGGCGGTTCATACGCTCAATATCGTCGGGGGTTAATGTGCGGTAGCCCTTAACGGTGCTGCCGTCCTGCGGTTTTGCTTCGCTCATTGATTTACCTAATAAGTTGGTGATGCTCGATGCGCATAAAAAAACCGCTCGTAGGCGGTTTAAATTCATCAGCTCCTCAGAACTTCGGAGCCATTCCGTACTTGGGCGACTTGATATTGGCCGCCCAGACTTTTATGTCTCCCTGAATGACCGCTGTAAAGTCTGATTTCAGGTGACTTACAAGGGCGTTGACCTTATCAGCGTCATCCACAATGTAATGCTCAATTTTATCCTTCCCCACCGGTACACACTTATAAGCAGCAGGTACTAAGGTGTTGTTTATTCTTAGCGGCGGGTTATTGTTTGAACATCCTCCATTAGACATATACGAAACCGTAAGATTGGCTGTTTTATAGCCAGCCTGAGCAATGCTTATCATTACGGGGTTGTCATCGGCAGTCTGTGTGATGTCATATAAAACCCGGTCTTTCTCGTACCAGGTATTGAGTTCGCGCGCTTGCAAGGCTGCGTTGCTGTGTGCGGAAAGCAGCAGTAAAAAGCTGCTAATCACTTTTAAGGTTTTCATGGTTATGTGCTTGTTATTTAAGGCGCAGCAATCATTACAAGATGCACCACCCCAAAGCAACAACCTAAGGAAAATCCTACTAATTTTGGTTACACAGATAATAGTATTTAAGCTACTTAATGCTTAAGGAAGCAAAAGTTGCCGGGAGGCGATCAGTCTTCTTTCATTATTGCGGGTCTGATGTCGCAGCCCTCGAAGTGATAATCACCGTACTCGGCGCGCAGCTCTGTATCCACTTCATCAAAGAGCCGATCATACAGCTGGCGCGTCAGTTCGTTCTCCAGCGACCGCACAAAGTGGATGCCCTGGCCGTCCGGGACGGCGGCAGTCGAGAAACGGAACGTAAGCTGCCATACGGCTACTTTGTTCAAATCCAAAGGCTGTTTCATATCCCCTCCGCTGTAATTAGCAGCGGTCAGAATAGTTCATTATATCGACAATGAGTACAGTGCTGGGGTCAGTTTATGAGCCATGACACATTCCCCTGTCCTGTAAAAATGCTTTCCGGCTAAATCTCAGTGCAAAACTCTTTTAAATCAGCACACTTAATAACGTAACGATTGTGCATTTGCACTCCCTCAGAAACACTCTGGATTTCCTGTTTCTGAGGGCTTTTTTTATTTCACTGCGTTATACCAGGCCTGCCAGCGATAAGTATTGAGCCGCAGCTGCCGCAGGCATTGCGCTGTCTCGACATCCGACTGCAGATCTGCGTCGCTGTCTGCACCAGCATCACTTCCCTTGCACGGCTCCTGCATCAAATCCGCTGATGGAGTTGGCAGCGTCGATGGCACGCTGGCGCAACTGCACAGCATTATCGTCAAACTTGCACACAGTACGATTCGGATCCTGGACATATTTCACCACGTCGCGGGTTATGGTTCGGTAGATGATGCGGCCCTCTTCGCTGGCCTGGGCGGCTTTCTGCTCGACAGGCTGAATAGCCTTTTCTGCTTTGGCACGCTTATCGGCGGCAAGGGCGTTGATATGATCAGCGTGTGCATACCAGCCATTTCGGTAACGTAACTCGCCATAGCCAATCCCAAGCAGGATCACCAGGAGAGCGATCAGCAGAGCTGTTCGAAGGCTAAAGGTCATGTTTGCTCTCCGCCAGGCACAAGCTACGCTCCATCTCGCGCCGGTTCTGGAGGCCCTTCCACTTCATGCCACCAGCGTAAACCCAGCGGCGCATCTCTTCGCACGCTCCGGCATGGTCGCCTTTGTTCAGCTTGCTCAGCAGCGTTGATTTCGAGAACGCGTCAGAGCCAACATTAAACACGAAGCTGTAGAGCGCAGCGCGCTGATACTCGTTTAGCGGGGCTTTGACCAGACTATCAACCGTCTTCTTGGCTGGCTGCAGGTCTTTCCACAGCACGTTGTCGCACTCGCGATCGGTGTAGGTCTTCCCTTTCACGATATCCCGGCCAGTATGGCCATCGCAGACGGTCCACACCCCGGCTACGTCTTTATAGGCCACATACTTGCGCCCTTCGACGCCATCCTGCCCGCCGAGGAACAGGGAAGCGATAAGCATTGCACCACCACCAGCGGCGGCGATGAGTTTGTTACGCAGGCGGCTGATCATTGGCATTTAATCATCTCCGACTTTGACTGCGGGACCGTACTTCTCCAGGGCTTTTACCTGCGCGTTAGCGACCTTGCGTTTGAAGTACCAGTTAATGAGCCCGGTTATGATGATGCCCGCGATACCAGCCAGTACACCGACGGCGCTCCATTCATCAGGGCTTAGCTTTGTCAGAACACCGTTCAGGATTGTGCCGCCGGACGTGCCGAGCGCGACACCGGTTACGAGTTTGCTCATATGGGACATATCTCTCACCTCCGATGGGTCGGGGTGCTGGGAGTAGTAAAAAGGGTTTCAGGCATAAGAATTCACGCCTGCTCTTCTGATTTTCAAAGGAACACAGAGACTTATTTCGTGATAATCCTGTCAATACAGTAGGAATAGGGTCATGATGCCTTTTTCTCATACTGGAATTGGCATGAATGATGAAGACTGGATTATCGGGAGAGCTGTCATTGACATCTTCCAGTCAGACCCGGAGCAAGAAATAAGCAAAGAATTGCTTATCAAATTTCTCACAAATAAGTATGTGGCTATCTATGAAAGCAGTGCTTCGGTAGAAGAAATTTTGCTTTATGAATCAGCTTTAAAGTGGGTAATAGATACTTCTAATTAAACAGCAAACTAACCAAAGGCTCACCTCTGAAAGGGTCTTTGGTTGAAATGCGCCGAGCGTGGCGCGGGACATAAAAAAACCCGCTCGGTGGCGGGCTTCTTTCGAAATCTGTGGCTCAGTTCGCGTAAGCATCCCGAGCATGACACAAAATCTACAACTCAATTTCTCAAAATGCAATATTTTTAGAAATATTTTCTCCCATCTCTTTCTCAGAAGCCAAATCAGCCTCCTGTTCTCGCCTTACTGCATAATAGATTTCTTCCTCCAATACCTTCTCGCACCACTCGATGCGCTTACGCGCCCACTGAATATCGCATCCGGTCCTGCGTACCAGTTCCCGTGCGCAGCCTTGTACCGACTGATGACCACAGTAGCGAAGCACCGCTACAGTCTGCATCGGACTGCCCCGCCGGAAACACGTCACCATTAGCGACTCAATAAACTTCGCGTCATCTTCCTGCTCCGCCTGCGCCAGCAGGTGTGCAGCTGACGAAGCTGGCAGCACGTAATCCCTGGCTTTGGTGAAGAGCTCATTACCTCGCAGCCCTTCCTCATGCAGACGATTCACAATGGCGACAATCCGATCTGCTGTACCATCATCCCACCGCGTTCTTACCATTAGCCTGCCGATGACGTTCGCCGGCCCTCGTGGATCTTCACTACCACCCATGACAGAACCCCAGACCGTCAGCATGTAACGCACCCATACACGCTGCGATGGTGTGATAGTCTTTTTTCCTTTGCACCATACCCGGCGCAATTCTGCTTCACGCGTGAACAGTGGCAGCGCCAGAAACCCTTCATTACTGCTCATGCATTTCCCCTGTTTTAATTTTTTCCTGTACCGCCTGGCGGCTGAAGTTGCTGAGGCGCTGCCAGCGCGCCCGGATAATGCCGATCCGTTCTGGTTTCACTTATGGCCTCCTGTTCCATGCGCGGATAGCGTCTCGTTTCGTTTTGTAGGTATCAGTAATCGGCTTAATGAAGCAGGCCTTATCCGAGCAACCGGCATATACACCATCGCCGTCTGAAACCAGTTCAGCTTCTCCGCCGCAGAACGGGCATGTCAAAAGCGTTGCCCAGGGTGGCAACTTGAGATCGTAAATCACGCTACCTCCTGCTGACCGGCGCGGCGCTTCTCCAGCGCGCGGGCTTTGCGGGTGAATATGGATTTGATGCGCTGCAGATATGGGACGTCGAACTTACGGACAACGTTGTTATTATTCAGGGCTTCGACCTTCTCTGACCCGATCCGCTGAATCAGACCATGTTCAAACGCTTTCTGAGCACCAGCTCGGTCGCGGTTACACTGGACGCACTGGGCTGCGGTATTGTGCAGGTTGAACGCCAGATGCCCGGCAGCACCACGGGGGCGGTAATGCCCACAGTCCATGGTTCCGCCATATTTCTGCGCAGGGAGGCGGCCGCAGCTGATACACGGTTTTCCGGCGTCACGCAGACGCACGTAGCGATTGAATGCGTTCTGGGCCTCGCTCTTCCACTGCGTTTTCGTTTTCAACGCTACACGTCTCTCACGGCGGCGCTGAGGCCCGGCCTTCTCATCTTCGCGCTGGCGCTTCTTCTCAGCCTGCAGAGCCTCGGCCCGGTTCTTCGCAGTCTGCGCTTTGGCAACCACAGTGGCGCACTCGTAGCAGCAGACGACCTGCCCGTCGCGCGCCGGGAGGAACCACTGGCGGCACTCTTTGTTTGCGCACTTACGGCGGGGTTTCTTTGCCATGCTCAACCCCACGCCTTGCTTTGCCATACCGTGCTCGGGCGCGGCGGCTTATTGCCCTCCGGCAGCAGGGCGCAGACGGTCCATGTGACGCGATCAGGGTTGAGGCTGCGCTCGACTTTAACGCCGCGGCGGCGGTATTGCGCCAGCAGCTCTTCTGCCTGCTCCGTTGTGCAGTCGGGATGATAGAACCAGGTCTCTTTCATCGGCTCAGCCCCCGAAGTGCAGCAGCTGTGCGGCGGCGTTCTCGGCCTCCGCCTGGCTGCGAAATGCGCGTGAGAGGATCCAGCGCCACAGCACGTCGAGCGTTGCGCGATAGAGCTGCTGGAACTCCTGCTCGTCCATGTTAGCGAATGCGATGCTTCTGGGGTGTTTACGGAGGGTGCCGTCGGGCAGCTGGATGGCGTCGTAATGGCCAGCTTCCACGATCACCCAGGCGCGGTAGGCGTCAAACGATTTGCAGAGGCTGATACTACCGGTGCGCTTATCAGCGATACGCGCCAGATACTGCTCAGCGGCGTCCAGCAGCGCGCCTTCGCTGCCGCCGAACGTGGCCAGGAATTTAGCGTAGCCGGTAACCAGCCTGCGCTCGTTGGAAGAGATCGCCCCGCCGGTAGGCTCCCAGTATTCGAAGCCGAGATTCAGCAATGCGAAGAAGCGGCGGTGAAATGCCGGGTTGCGGACCTGTTTGAAGTCGGCCACCAGTACGGCACCGAGCTTACATTTTGAATGCAGAAAATCACTGGTCTCCGGCGTTGCGGGGATCAGGATTCCTGAGGACTGCTTGATTAGTTGTAGTTGCTGCGCCATGGTGTTCTCCTTGGCGCATCAGGTCAACGGGTGTTCAGTCCGTTGATATCATCATATCAGAGGGCTCATAGACGTGGTAGCCGAGGCGGCGAAGAAAACGGGTACCGGACGAAAGATTAAAAATCCCTTCATCCTCAAGCAACGGTCGGCACGATACCATTCCGTTCCTGATGTAAACTAGGCATCGGCGCTCAAGCGGCATCGAGTCCATAATCTTACCGTCTGAACGCCTGACAATATCGTACCAGTCAGTTTGTTCCTTGCTATCACTCACAAAACCCCCTTCTTTCCTACAGATAAGCCAGAAATTTATTGATCTGCAGATGCCTCCCGGCACCGCTCTTTAGGCACAATAGCAAAGTCGATCTGTTTGTTAAGGGCTTAAAAATAAATAAATTTCAGAAGTCTTTTTCTCTTTACATTGCGCATAAAGCAACATGCAAGCACTGTATGCATTTACAGTGTTTACTTCGTTTGCACAAGTATGCACAAAAACCATTGGTTGATGCAATAACATTTATCCGGTTGATTTAAATAAACATTATTTCTACCTATCTTTATAAAATGAGCGTTACTTTTAATACTCTAAACGCACTAAGGATGGTGGGGTTAACTGGTTGATTTGGCGTGTTTCGGGAGGTGAAGCCCGCCTCCTTTTCGCGATAAGCCCGCTCTAAACAAAACCAAGACCGCACATAAATTTTTTGCGGGTTGGCAAATCGTTACCACTATGCGACCACTTTTTGATCACTTTAATAGATCGATATGCAGAAATAGATCGGTATAACCGCTCAGTTAAGTGGTGATCAGCCACTGGATATGAAAAAGGCCTCCGGAGAGGCCTTATACTTAGTGTGATTCCATGACATTGTATGCCCAATTAATATTGCTTGCTTCTCATAAGCGGAGAACCATTGCCGCCACTTATCTTCAATCGCTGGCAGACCTCACGGAAGAATTTTGGCTGAATGCCAGGTATGTTTTCTTTACCCCGCCCGTGGTCGTTCAGTGCACGTATCGTCCTAAAATCATCCCACATGTCATTTCTGGTTATGTGCTCATTAACCTCATGGTGTGCAGTTGCGCCTATTTCATTAAAAAGCGCTATATAGAGCGCAATTTCTTTCTCTGTATCCTTATCGTAATACATTCTTAGCCTCCATTATTAGCATCAGTTTATATTACTCCGTCTCCTTCTCCGGCGCTGCCGTAATCTTCCTTTGCCAGTGCTCTGCATAGCTTTCTCCCTGCTCATAAGCAGCTCTGTATGCATCAAGCGTCTTCCTTACCGGCTCAAAATACACTACTCAACCCGCTTAAACTTGATCACCCACACCCACGGGTTAGCCTGCCAGGATTCAGCGCCGTAGATGGATTCCCACAACTCTTCCCACACCTGGAATCCATAAGTGGCAGGGCGGAAGTCGTAAAGACCACAACCAATTTCCTTGCAGATATCTCCCAAGGTAATGGCCTGCAACCGCTCAACGCGCACGTTTGTAATCTCAAGCGTGATACGTGACGCCCAGCGCGGCATGTGTATGGATGGCGTCCATTTTTGTGATGGCTGCTTGGTGCATGACGCTACCGGCACAGTGCGGGTAGATTCCGTGAACGAGTTGCGTTCGCTCGCTTTGTACATCAGGCGGGCAACATCAGTGGCGCAGCCCATAACCCGGAACGCCTCCCGCACCCAGATGCGATCGCCGACGACACCGTACGGGCAGCGGTAAACTCTCTCGCTGGTATCTACCCACGGCCCATTAGTTACTTTCGCCAAACCATCCTCATCCGGCTGAGGTTTCACAACCCGCCTTGTCTGCGTCTTCCTGCCGTCGAGAATGGCGCGCACCATCTCTGCGTTAAAAATCATGCCGCGCTCAGTCATGGTTAACCTCACCGTTGCGCAACTGCTGCGCGAAAGCCGTAGCCACTGATTGAAATTTTTCGTAAACCACTACCTGCCGATCAAAAAACCCGCCGGCCTGGCATTTCGCGTGCGTCCGGGCCATTTCCTCGGCGAAGAGATCGACTCCTTGCGCCTTCAATTCGACAACAGCCGCCTCAGTTGCTGGCTGCCGCAATACCTCCAGTGCATCAAACAGCAGCGCAGAGGCCGGGTTCAGCGATTTTTCCACCGGCTTGATGCCGCTGGCACTGTACTGCCAGACCAACTGACCGATGATTTCGGCGCGGGCCACGTTGTCCGCCGTCAGTTTGCCGTTCTCGTCGTACATTGCCTGCAGCGCTGCCGTTGTGCAGTCCAGCCGTTCGGCCAGACGAGACATCATTTTGGCAATGTCGATGATCGGCGTGTCGCTGCTCAGCGCCTTCGCAAACTCATGGCCCACAGCGATCAGCTCTTTGTTGTTCTGTAATTCACTCATGCCCGTGCACTCCCAAAAATTTTATGAATCTTGTAGCCCTGCCAGTTCTGGCGGCAAACATCCGCAATGGACGGCCCTGATGGTTCTTTGGCTGCTTCTGCTGGCGGTTTTGCTTTTGCCGCTGGCGCTGGTGGAGCTGGCCGCATTGCTGGTTTGGGTCGCTTGATGTTCGACTCCCCGTCAGGCAGCAGCGTAAATACCGGGTGATGCGGCTCGCCTGTGCGGATAACTACCGACCTGCGGATCAGGTGCAGCAACAGGTTGTGGGCTTTTTTGCAGTCGCATCCCAGCAGGGCCTGCACCTGACGCGGTGTGACGGTCTGGTTTTCGCGAAGGTAATCGACGATCGCCCACAGTAATTTACTGGCCATAGTTACGCCCTCCCCTGCGCCTGGCGGCGCTTGTACTCGGCCATAAGCATTTCTGCAGGTGTCGGCCCCCGGTCCTGATGCGGCGCTGCCAACGCGCGGCGGACTGGCGGGATCGGCTTACCGTCAGCAACGCGTTTTTCCCAGTGCGCCAGCAGATGCCCGGCTTCGCTGAGCAGCTCTTTCTCGTTCATCTGACGGTCAACGCCCCGGCGGCGCAGCTCCAGGCAAACGTGATACAGCAGTGGCTGTGGCCACGGGTATTGCTCACTGGTGGGGTATTTGAAAACGAGCTTCCGCCACTTCCAGAATTCGGTCATGACATCCGCCGGACTCACACCGAGCAGACCCTTGCCCTCACGGCACCAGGCGACGAACTGCCCCGGCGACGGCCAGAACGGTGACACGCTGGCGCGCGCTTTCTGCATCCCGGCCACCAGCTGCTCGCGGCTGCGGATGCCGTTTTCAGCAAACGTGGCGATCCACTGCTGTTTGGCTGTGCGCTCATCCGCTTCGCTGCGCAGGTTGGTCTGCGTGGAAGCCGGAAATACCTGCTTGAGCTGACTGAACAGCAGATCCACCATGCGCTCGGCATCGCTGTTGATCACCTTGGCCTGCTCGCGGCTGCCGCCCGCCATACGCGCCAGCATTTCGCCGTCGTGGCTCTGTACTGCATGAAACAGTTCGTGGTTCATATGAAATCCTTCCAGGCTTCAGGGCTGTTCCAGTGCGCGTCACTGGCCGGTGTATCGCTGGTGGTCTTGCGGATAGCAGCGTCGCGCTGAAGGCTCAGCGTGTCCCACTTGGCGCGGAGCTTTGAAGGCGAAAGGATGTTCGTATGCCAGAATGCATCTTTGCTGGCCCACTGGAAGAGCTCGCAGATCTCGCGATGGCTACGGCCGTCGAGGTCGCGCATTAGGCGTACGTCGTTAGCCCAGGCAGCCAGAACGGGTTTCTTCGGGAAGGGTTTAACTTTTTCGAGCAGAGCGAGGATCCACTCAGCGCATTGCTGGTCTGCTGCTGTACCCCACTTGGTGAAATTGGGGGTGTAAATCACTGCATCAGGATGAGCTGATAAAAACGACTTCAGGCGGTCGTCTGAGGATTCGCCAGAATTCTCAGACGATGATCTTTTAATATTGTTATTGTTATAGTCTTGGGTGGCTACCGTTTCCGGGAAGGTTTTTCCCGGTTTCGGGAAGGATTTTCCCGTTTTCGGGAAGAGTTTTCCCGTTTTTGGCTTGTCTAAAATCCAGGCAGAAAGGTCAGTATTTATACCGACAATTTTCATCACGCCCTGCTTGTTACTGAAGATAATTCCACGCTCAGCCAGGGAGCTGATCGCATCAGAAACATGGGTATCTGCCAGCCCGGTCAGGCTAGAAATTACAGTATTCGTAACCC